TCAGCCAGCCGATTTGATGATGTAAGTTACGACCCCGAACACATCGAGAGTATCCTCGCTACCCACGACTATCGGCGAATATGCAGGGTTCATTGGGTTAAGCTGAACCCGCGGATGCAGCTGCAGCTTCTTAACGGTGAATTCCCCATCCACTGCAGCGATAACGATATCGCCATGAACTGCTGTCCTTGAGCTATCCACAACAAGAAGATCACCTTCCCCTATGCCGGCATCCTTCATGCTGTCGCCGGCGGCTTTGACAAAATACGTCGCACTGGGGTGGTTAACGAGCAACTCGTTCAGATCGATACGTTGCTCAACGTAGTCCTGCGCAGGACTTGGAAAACCACATTGCACAAGGTCGCTGTACAACGGGAGCAGCATGATCTGACGTAACTCAACGGGAGTGTAGAACTGCATAATAGTCTCGCTCACATTAACACTGTTTTTATATACAGTAGTTTTAACAGGGCGACATATCAATATAGGCTCTGGCTATCAATTTACGCCATTGACGTAACACATTGATGTAACGAGTAAGGTTAGTCTGAAAGTGTTTTCAGGCCTTAGCTGTTTGATGGTTTTGCGAACAATGCGAGATTAAAATTTTTCAGCTATGGCAATGCCTTCATAGCAAATTGTTCACCTGCGATCTCTTGCATACGGTTCGCAGGTGAGCAAACTTAACCGGCTGGAAAATATTTATAAATCGTCTTCACCCCCTCCTATCACATAGGCCGCCGATCCAATGTTTTAACTGCTCAGACCAGAAATATCTGGAAGCTTTAGGCATCTTCCTGGAAGATAGATGAGCGCAAAGACGCACACAGCAATGATGTTATGTAGTATTTTCCCCTTGAGTGTGCCTGCTCAAGGGGATTTTTTATCGCCGTATTGTACTGGCAAATATTTGTAAATCGTCTTCACTCCCACGCCTGTCACATCGGCCACACGCTACTGGACAGGCGCTTAGTCCGGTATGTTTCTCGCGCTACTACTGCTTACGTTAACATCTGGTAATGATCTAGCGGCGCGACGTAAAGCGGCGTTGAAAGCAATTATAGTGACCGGCCGGCGATGGTACTTCACACGGTTAGAATGGCTCTGAAATAAAAAAACATCTTCTGGATAGCGTTCTCTTCTACGAGCAATGATCCCCTCCACTGGAGGGGTTGATTCAACACGTAGCTCCTTCAGGTGACCCTGTTTTCGTATCAGTATCAAGCCATCATCAATATCATCATATCGAATACTCAGCAGCCTTCCAGCGCTTAAACCTGTGTGAAAAATTAACGCCCACAAGTCTGCCCATGTATCTGAGATGGAAACAAGATTGCTGTTAATAGTTAAAAATTGTTCAAAACTTATTGTTTTCTTACCGTTCACGAACAAACCAAACTGTTTTCAAAACTGAAAGTACTTATTATCTCAAATGTTACATATCACGGGAAGGGCAGGAATCCTTGATCGCGGACGGCAGCAGGAAAGTATTTGTAGATCGTCTTCACCCCCACCCCTATCACATCTGCGATCTGTTGCCGGGTAGCGCCGTTCTCCAGCATTCTGCGGCACCGCTCCACCACTTCTTCGGTCATTACCCGGCGGCGGCCACCGATGCGCCCCTGCTCCCTCGCAGCGGCTAAACCTGCGCGGGTACGCTCAACGATCAGCTCGCGCTCCATTTCCGCCAGGGCGCTCATGACGTGGAAGAAGAAACGTCCCGCAGGCGTCGAGGTGTCGATGCTGTCAGTAAGACTGCGGAAATTCACCCCGCGCGCCTGCAACTCCGACACGAGTGTAATCAGATCGCGTACGCTGCGGCCAAGCCGATCCAGCTTCCAGACCACCAGCACATCACCCGCTCGGAGTCGCCGCAGCGCTCGCTTTAACCCTGGCCGCCGGGCATTCTTCCCGCTGGCCATATCCTCGAAAACCAGCTCACATTCTGCGCGGATCAGCGCGTTTTTCTGTAAATCGAGGTTTTGATCCCCGGTTGATACCCTCGCATAGCCAATCAGCACTATCTAACCCCTTGAAATAGCTGATTGTAAAAAGCCGCGGCCATTCGCTCAAACCCTCGTTTGGGCGAACGCCTTTTTTGGAGCAAAAAACATGGCCTTTAACCCGGAGCTGGGGAGCTCGTCTCCTGAGGTGCTGCTCGATAACGCTAAGCGACTCGATGAGCTGATGAACGGGCCTGCAGCTACTGTTCCCGATCGTGCAGGTGAGCCGCTGGACTCCTGGCGGAAAATGAAGGAAGACAACGCCACACTCGTTGATGAAACCCGTCAGAACCTGATCCCCCTCGGACGCCAGTATATGACCCTTGCTGATGCTCAGGCTGATATCGTTAATATCCCTGTGGGGGCGACGACCTATATAAGAAGTCCTAGCGATAAAGCCCTGGCATTAGAAGCAATCAACAATGGCGGAGTGCTTGAACCTACAGGGCGAGCAATGCCTTCTCAGCAGGCTGTCGATGAAGCCAGCGATTCCGCAAATTTGGCGCTGGAAAGAGTACCGCAGGAAACGGTGATGCCTGCTCTGGTTCCTGTAGTGCGTGATATGGAGGGTAAAGTACCTGTCTGGCTGAAAGATGGTGATTTTGATACAAGGGGGGTAACTGACGAGTTCTCAGACAAGGTGGCGGGAAAAGGCACTGCCATTCCAGCCGCCCTGGCGATGCTTCCCAGTGAGGTCGTTTCACCCCAGCAGGTGCCTTTATTCCGGGACGCTGCAGGGAATGTCCCCGTCTATCTCGTTGACGGTAGACTAGCCGCGTATGGCGTAGACTCGTCTCTGATCAACTTGATTTATGCCGGGCTTCAGGGCCTTTTTCAGCCAAATATGAAGTTTACCGATGGGCGGAGTACCTGGCGCTGGCGGGTAGCAAAATCGAAGTACAAACTTTCGGTGGGAGCAAAACTTAAAGTCGGTTTTACGGGTGATTCCTGGACGGAGAAACGCGCCATCCCGCAGATGATGGCGAACATTCTTTATTCTGAATACAGCAAAGCTGGCGAGGGGTGGATTAATTTTGCAGCTGCCAACGGGGATACGCTTAACGGCACGTCCTTTAACATCTCCGGGTGGACTACGTACGACGCATCGGAGACCACTGCCGCGCCGACGTACGGATGCGCGCTTGATGGTCTGTGCCTCTATGCAACCGGGACGGCAGCGAGGATCACGCTGAATGCGGTCAGCGCTACGGGCCTCTCTATCTACTTCAAAGATACCGCCGGGGTCTTCCGCTATACCATCGATGGCGGTACGCCGGTAGTTGTCACGGGCGCAGGAACAGGCAACGTGACTAAAGTGGATATCACCGGGCTCAGCTCCACAGGAACCCATCAGCTGGTCATCGACCTAACCGGCAACGCCGACACAGTGGTTATTTACGGCGTCTACGCCACCATCTCGTCAAACGGCGTTGAGATTCAGAAGTTTGGTAACGCGAACATCACGGCTGACGGTTACACGAAGGTCCTCAGTAATATCAGCTACTTTGCCCAACAGCTGAACCCGGACATCATTTTTATGATTATCGGGACCAACGACTACCGGCTGGGGCGGACGCTATCGAACTTCTATACAGCACTGACTTCCTGGGTGCAGGCTTATAAAGCGGCGCTTCCTGATACTGCTCTGGTCCTGATCGCCCCACCGCAGTGTAACGCGTCAGGCAGTTATCCGCTTTCCTCATACCGTGATGTGATGCGGCAGGTAGCGAACGAGAACCACGTCGAGTTCTTCAGCCTCTATGATGACTTCCCGGCAGCATACGCGACGGCGAATACCTACAGCCTGTGGAATGACGCTTTGCACCTGAACAACAACGGGGCAGATGTTCTGGCCCGGGAACTATATAACTACTTCCTCTGAGGATGATGACATGAGTCTGAAACTAACTAACGTCGTACTTCCGGGGACGGGATACAGGCATATCAGCGAATTTATTGTTGAGGATATTTTCGCAGACCTTCCTAATAAATCCGGTCTTGTTGGTGCGTATTTTCTTTCTTCGCAGGTTGGCAGTCCGTTAAATAACTATGCTAACTTGAATGTGCCTTTGTTGAAAATTGGTTCCCCGGTTGTAGGCAGCAAATATGCCACGACGGGAACAACGAATTTCTACGATACGCTGCTGCCCTCTACGCCGGTAATGACTGTTATGGGTATCAGCCTGCCAGGCGCTGATTCGCAGAATGGTGTCTTGCTTGCTAACTACTCTCAGTCACCCATTAGCGGCGATACGCTCCAGTATTATCTCGGCCATGCTAAGGCGTTCGGTCAAATGGGGAGTTCGATTGCGTCGGCGGATACAGTTGTACCGACTACCGATCTTCCCGCTGGAGTATTGGCGATAACCGGTGGCGTTATTAAAAATGCTTCCGTAAAAGCATTCGCTTACGATCCTGTAACGAATGCTATGATCTCATCAATTTCCACGAGTGCGGGGAGAACGGTTACATCCGACAGAACGCTGCGCCTCGGCACGTCATACGCAACAACGCAATTCACTGGGGGCTCAAACGTTTCCGTTGTGCTGGTATACAACGTCGAACTAACAGATGCTCAGATACTGGCAAATGCTCAGTGGCTGAAAAACAGCTTCGGAGTGGAATGGGGTCTTTGGTAACTACAAAATGCCCCCGGATAGATACCGGGGGATAAATTCATGTTTATTGCAACAGCTGTTAAGCCAGCAGGTCAAACTGCGCAACCATATCAGCGTCACTCAGCGCCGAATCGAACAGTACGGCTTTCTGCAGCCAGCCGCCCCAGAAACCTGAGTTTGACACCGTAGAGCCAGAAACCAAGCTGTTTCTGCCCAGCATGACGTAATCAAATGCCGGACATCCGGTCAGCAGAGTTTCCGGGTTATCAGTCATTCCGGAATAGACCTTGAGAACGCCGTTGTTCAGGGTGATCATCAGCGCATATTCACCGTACTGAGAAAACATTTTTCCGGTGAACGGAATACCCGCCAGCGTGCTACCGGCGTTAATGTTATGCGCAGCCAGGGACTGAAACGCATTGGAGCTGTCAGCCGCGCCCAGACCGAAACCAACGTATTTCAGCGCCGTGTTATTCAGCAGAGAGAACAGGATATTGCCGCCAGCATTGCCGAGTGCCGCCGGGGTCATTATCCCCTTCACAAACACCGAGAAGTTTGATTTCACGCCCGCAGGAATATCCAGCAGGCGGGCTGCGTCTGCCTGACGGTTCGCACTGGCAGTGCCACCTACCGCGCCATCAGGAAAGAACGCGGAGCTGGCGTGATAGGTGTTCTTCTCGATCTGCATCAGACTGATCTGCATGGTCCGCCCGGTTCCGACGTAGGCGACATCCGGCTCTGCCAGCGGATCGTTAATCAGGCTGTATTTAACCGAGCCGACAGTATTCCCGCTTCCTTTCACACACAACACACACCGGGCGCTGTCATTGAAACCCTGGAAGATGTTGGCCCTGACGGCAAGACGGCCCATTTTGGTTAACTTCTGATTGCGTACGTCAAAGTTAGCGAACGCCTGAGCCCCGGCGCCTAAAACCTGAATCTGCAGGTATTGTGCTGACCCGGCTTTAGCAAACAGGGACACCACGTTATACAGGGTCGGATCAATCGTGCTCTGGTTATCCATGAGCACATGCGCTTCATTCATGGTGCTTTCGGTAAGGGTACACCACCCGGCAGCTGGCGCGGATACCGTCAGGCCAGACGGTACATAGTTCACGGCGGTCTGATCGAGCGCACTCAGTGCATAGTTCGTCGCCGAGTTCTCCACCCGCATACCCAGAATCTTTCTGGTCACCGGATGGCGATCGATACGTGGTGTATTGATGGCCGCATATTCGAGATTCCCGGCGGCACTGATGAAGGATGCCAGCGTGGTACGGGTGAAAGAGATGGCTGTGGCGTAATTACGGTTCTTCGAGAAATTTGAATCCGGCTTGCTGACAAAGAGGCTGTTCACCAGGTCGGCATAGTAAACGCCCCCTCGCGGCATCGGAGCTGTCAGTGGCGGCAGGTCAGCGATATCACCCTGATAAATCATATTGGATACGGTTTTTAAAGACATAATTACTCCAGTCCTGGGTTGCGGCCGTACGTGACGTTAGTCAGTGTGCCGGTGAGATTGATGGGGTTGCTGTTGGTATCGGTGTACTGGTTTTCGGCGATGTCGAAATGGCTGATAGTCCCTGCGCCGGTAATCGCTGCAGCTTCATTCTGCGAACGCAGCTTACAGCCATGAATCGAGCCCCGCGTGATATTGCCGTCCAGCTTAAACGCGGTATCACCGCCATTTCGCAGCATGCGAAGATTCGTGAAGTCGAGGTCGGTAAAGGTGCCGCTGGCAACATTCACCGGATAACGACCGTTATTTTTGATATCCATATTGTCGAAGCGAACATCCGCCAGGGTGTTAGCGCCAGCCTCGATTAAAATCGCATCCTGGGCGTTATCGTTGATATGCATGTCGGAGAATGAATAGCCGCCATCAGCCTGTATTTTGGTCGAGTCATAATGGAGCCCGGTTACCCCGTTACGCTCAGCCTGACAGTTCAGCATCAGCCCGTTCTTACCCGGGCGGGGAGCGATACCGTTGTTAGCCAGCGTTCCTGCGTCAATGCTGATACCGGTTTTGAGGTTGTCATTGAACTGGCCGTTGACCACCACCAGTCCGGATGCGCCACAGTCGCCGAAGCCATTCCCATTTCCGGTACACACGGCATCGGATACGATAATCTGCCGGGAAACGTAGGGTTGCCCTGGGCCGGAAAGACGCTGCTGCTCAAAGAAAATGCCGAAGTTTTTGCTGTTGCGGTTAATGGTGCGCGCCACTATCAAGGGCTCGTCCTGCATGGCACCCAGGCCGATCCCGATACCGGAAGCACCGCCGCTGCCGTCAGGTGCCAGGCGTCCGCAGTTATCCGTCTGGCAGTCCAGAACAAAAGACCTGTCAGGATAATCATTACCGATACCGGTGGCCCCGGTGTCGTGAACGTTACAGCGCAGGAACATGCACTGACGGAAATACTGCAGGTATGTTCCCTTTGCCCCCACGTCATAAGACGGTGAGTGCTGTTCTGACCCGTCAATCTCGACATCAATCAGATTAAAGTTTTCGAGGTAGATTTCCTGCGGCGAACGGTAATAAAACGCGGCATTCGCCAGCATCGGCATGAATACCGCGCCTGGAACGCAGCGGATCGTCACGTTAGGTTTTGCAGTGATATAGGTATGCAGGCGATATACGCCAGGGCGAAAAACGATTTCGCCACCATATGGCAACTTGCTTACCTGGTTGACTGCGGTCTGCATCTGCAGTGAGATGGATTCGTTACCGTTCCAGTCAATACCAAAGTCCAGCCAGGCATCAAAAATCGCTTTCGCCTTATACAGCGTGTTAACGCGCTTTTTGAGCGAGTTAAAATGTTCCTCCAGCGATTTTCCACCAAAACCCTTCAGATAATAACTTCCATCCTCATCAGTAAATTCAAGCGCCCGGTTCTGCGCATCCGTCAGGCGGCGAATATGCGGCGCACGGTCGCGCTGGTAGTTCTCCCTGATCCCCTTTATCGACTCCTGAACTGATTTATCAAGACCGGGGATAAACACCTCCCCAAAAGCATCCTGAAAGGAAATCAGACGCCCGTTGAAATCGTACTGGTGCGTTATGTCATGTTCATCGTTATTAACAATTGAAGATTCGATGGCTCTGATTTTTTGTGCAACAGAAAAGGGGCCCAGGCCAGCGATATACAAATCACCCAGTTCATCAATAAAAGCGGGTACGTTTGCATTTTTGTCCGGAAACTCATGCAGGTTAGCAGCGCGGTCTTTATGAATTAGCGCATCCAGCTTTCTGAACTTTTCCTGAACTGAAACCGGACCGAGGTTCGCAATAAAAAGCTCACCAAACTCATCGAGAAGAAGATAAACATTGCCATCTTCGTCATAGGCGCTTTTAAGGATCTGCACAGCGTCGTAGTTTATCTGTTGCCTGATCTGGTCTACCGCCTGCTGAGAAGGCATTTTTCGCCCGGTAGGCTGCAGCGTCCCGCCAACGTTCATGACTTCGATTGCGAGCGCGCTGTCGTCCGGGCTGCGGTAATACGTGGTACTCCCCTCGGGAATATTCACGATATCCGCCTGGGCCGCTGCCAGCGTCGCATACTGCTTGCTGAGTGGGATCAGGTTCTGCCTGACTTCATCGTTTTTCGCCATCATCTGGCGCCATGAATAAAGAGGATCACCGCCACGGTCGGGAACATCTGCGGCGGGCCCATTGACCAGCTTATCCAGGCGAGTGGCGTTATCGAGCAGCACCGCGGGCGAAGTGCTCCCAAGAGGCGGATCAAAGGCCATGTTTTTTTGCTCCAAAACGGTATTCGCCCAAACGAGGGTTTGAGCGAAAGAAAAGTTGAAAGGGATTTTTTTGGTATTAAGCAGCGTCGCCGGGGTATGTGGCGTCGTCGTACTGGTAGAACGATTCGAGGTATTCTTTAGCGGTGACCTGACAGGTTCCGTCTGACTGCGGGGCGATCTCCTCTACAATGGCGTCGTAGACGTGGCGCGTTGAGCCGCAGAACACCAGGCGGATCGGCTCGATGGTTGCCGACGACAGGTCAACCTTCATCGGGTCATCAAACTCGCTCAGGTGCGGGACTGACAGCTGAAAATCACCCACCCTGCTCGCCACCATCAGCCCGGATGCAGAGCCATCCTGATAGCGGATCAGCGCTCGGGGATTTTCGAAAGACCAGTCCAGCGGCTCCGTAACGGTGAACGTTGTCACGCCACCAGCCGTTGTCATCGCCTCCACCAGACAGGAAATCGTGTTGTTACCCGGAATATCATCCGTGAGCACAATGCGATCGCCCGTGTTGTAGCACAGCGCGTCCAGCTCGGTAGTGGTCTGGAACGTCACCCGCTGCTGCAGGGCTTTCATCAGGCGACGCATGCCGTTCTGGTAGGCGTGATCCTGATTCAGTACTCCATCGAGTTTGTAATTCTCGACTTTCACCGGCGTGGGATTATCAGGCGTCCGGCATTTAACGGTCTCCTCTGCCCAGGTAGTCCCGTTGATGTACGTCACGTCGACGCCATCAAAATCATCGTCGGACGGTACGGTAAATCCGCTCTGCAGCTCCTCCACCATCTCATGCGGAGTAATCACGCCAGTCCATGGCTTAATCCCCTCACGGTTGACCGTCGCCAGGCCATCGCTTAACAGGAAGCGGGACTTCCCGGCGTTGGCTATCTTCTGCAGCATTTCCAGCGCCGAGATACTGTCGCCCGTGGCGAAATCGAAATTTTCGCCCCGTGGCGTCCAGTACGCAGACTCCAGCGCGTTGATGGTGTCGACATCCATTTCCAGCCCAAGAGAGTTCGCGACATGCAGCAGCGCTCCCGAAATGGTTCTGGCCGTTCCTGAGTCGTAGGCCCGCGTGGCCACAACGTTTACGCGGCGGTCCGACTGCGCCGCCAGCTTCCCGCCCGTCTCAACGGTCACCGCCATCAGCGACACGCCGGGATAGGATGAAGGGCGCGTCAGCAGTCGCCCGCGCAGTGCCTGCCAGTACATCGAATCGCGCGCGTTATTACTTCCCTGCTCATTGCGCCGACGGCAGCGAACTTCTACCAGCCCCGGAGAGCTGAGAGTGATCCGCTCAGTGAAACCTAACCCGTTGACGTTTTTAAGCGCATACTCTCCCTGGTGACTCACCCACCCCGATCCGGAACCGTAGACGCGATACTGAATCTCCCACTCAACATGCCGAAGCCGCTTTTTCCCCTTGCTGTCAAAGCCACAGATGCCGTTCGGGAAGGAGAAATTCACCTCGAACATATCGACGGTCTCATTTTCAGGGCAAACCAGGAATGGCCCCAGCCAGCTCAGCGTGTCGTTAAGACCAGTGGCCTCATAGTCGATCATCGTCCGGGCGGTGAATCCCGGCCATGACTCATCAACGGCACCATTAACCAGGCGCGCCACCGTCGCCGTTGTGCCGTCGGTCGAGACAATGCGGTACTCATTCCCGCGGTGAGCAAGTGAAAGCCGTTGCACCCCCTCCGGCATGCCGGAAAAGGCTGCTCCCGTGGCGCTGTTATAGGCAAGCGTCACATTCGCCGTTACCGCCGGGCTGCCGCCGGTTGATGCCGTGCCGGAGGTGTAAACCGGGGCATCACCGAAAACAGCTGCAGGCAGCGAAGAGGACGTGATCTCCCCACCCGCGAACGGACTGGCCGACTCGGTTATCAGTACGGTGCCGCCGTTGTCCTGCGCAACCAGGCCGGAGCCAGTGAGTCCCTCGGTGATGGCCGCCAGCAGTCCCGACATCGAGACGTAGTTAGCCACCAGCGACACCGGGTAGGTAACCCCCTGCCAGGTGATCGTGAACGTGCTGGAGCTGGTCGAAAAATCGTAGGTGGTCGGGGCCGCACTGGCCTGGACTTTTGCCGCACTCCCCCCGGTGCCGGGCACTGCAGCCTGACCGGGGGTATATGACGCGATAAACAGATCGTAATCGACAGAGTTAAACCCCAGCGTCACCGGCATTCCAACCACCGGCGCGATCTCCGTCAGCAGCGGGCTTGCGATAACGCTGTATCCGGCCGCCGTGGTGATCTGGTAGTTCGCCGGGGCTTTCAGTTCGACCACGGCGCCAGCGACCCAACTGGGCGGCAGTGCGTTATCGTTCTCGTCATTATCGTCATCATCATCCGTATCCAGCCCGGTAAACGTTACGCTCGAACCGGATACGGTCATGCTGTCTGCGATAATATCGTCGGCATCCGGCGACGTCTGGGCCATATCCAGCCCGGTACCGGATGATGTCCCGCCGACCTCCGTACTGTTGACCCAGTTTTCACTGCGCTCATCGCCGGCAACGTCCGCGCCTGGCGGGTAATGGATGCTGCTGAAACCAAGCAGCGTCGATGCAGGAGTGCTGCCTACCCGGATATCGCCATTGGTATAAATCAGATCACCGACACCGAGACACAGCAGCATCTGGACGCGCATTTTCGTAGGATCGGCGGCATCAAACCGGGTAACCGGCTGCACCACATAATCCGGGTAGATACGCACCCGGCCAAACACCTCACGAATGGCGTCACCTAACCTCGCACTGTTTGCTTTCGCGGGATTAAGCTCGAGACTGCGCCCTGTAGATGAGGTATAGCCGCCCGTATCGATGTTGCTCATCATAAACAGCGAATAGGCTGCAGCGGCAACGGAGATACCGACGCCGATCCACGCGATTGTGGCGGCCTCCAGCCCGAAGGGAACCGGATAAAGCCTGACATCACTATCAGGGCGGATCACGCAGGTGGCCCACTCGCCTGGCAAAATTGACTGCCCCTCAACCTCAACGGTCAGCGGTGGGACATCCCGATCCTCGTAACCCTCAACATTTGCCACCAGCCAGGTGCGAATACTGGTTACACCATGCTCATGCGTTTCCAGTGGTTCACCGGGAAGCCGGGACGGGTAAAAACGAATGGTCATTGCCAGAACTCCACTTTGACAAATCGGCGCTTAAACCGCGGCAACGGCAGAAAGGTGACGTTCGTACCCGGATTGCATTCCGCCACATGCAACAGACCATCGATACTGACCACGATCCCTACGTGGGTGACAGTCGACCCGGAATAACAGGCCACCCCGGCCCCTTCGCAGGGTTCGCAGCGCTCAAGGGTAAGCATCATCCGGCGTGCTTCCCGGTCGAGGCCGCCGTCGTCTTTGGTTACCCCTGCAAAATCGGGCCAGACGGGTAAATTCAGATCGCGGCGTATCTCGTTCACAATGCCGAAGCAGTCAAGTAGCGGGTAGGCTCTGCCGCCCTTCTGCCATTTAACAGAACGGTATTTATCAGGGTTGAACATTGGGATTCCTTAGCTGATATAACGCAGTCCGGGGAATACAGGGAGCGTGTAGCGGTAACGCGGCCAGGCGGTATCGAGGATGTTCATGTAACCCGCAGTGATCTGAACCTCTGTCGCCGTCCAGGAGCCCGACTTGATTTTCAGCGTATACGGCACTTCCGCAGGGGCCGCTAAATCCGTGGAGATATAACGCCGGTACGTCAGCAATGCAGACAGACGGTTAGCCAGCGCATTGCGGATCGCCGTGGACACAACACCATTGATATTGCACAAGGCAAATTTCAAATCTTGCGTACCGTCCGCATTGCGCGCCGGCAGCGCAATGTCTATCGCACAGGCGGTAAACGTTACGGTATCGCCGTTCTCCGTCGTTGCTGTGATGTTCTCGTAACCCTGGCACAGATAATGGACGTCAGAACCAATGGTGATCTGCAGCGTTTCAATGATCACCTCCGGTCCGCTGCTGGCGTAGAGGCGTTTAATCTGCGTCATGCTTCGGCCACTCCTTATTCAGCGCAATATCCAGCAGTGAGCTGCCGACGATCCATTCCGGGTAATTACCCCATGGGGCAGGAGCAAGGGGGCGTTCCCATAATTCAAGCGTCGCCGTGTACTTCCAGTAAATCGGGGCCACTAGCACCGGTCCCTGATAAATATCTGTGAAGCGGCATTTGTAAAACTTAATGCCTGACGGCGTCTGCAACTTCATCATGAACCATGCAGCCCCGTCAGATAACGCATCACGGAACCAGGACTCAAACGCCAGGCCCTGCGCATCGGTTTCCATAAACCAGGTGATGCTGGCCTGCGTCGGCGTGGACGTAAAAGCTCGCCTTTGCCTCGCGCGACCGGTGGTTAACTGGGTTCGTTTTAACGGGCTTACAGGCTGAAATCCGTATCCTTCCTGTAATGGCATAGGGAGGCTGTCATGTGGGTAGTAGATATCAGTCATGCAGTCTCCCGGTAAAGTATCTCGAATAAAATTTCACCATTAACCTCAGGAGGGTATTCATTTCAGAATAAAGCACTATGGAATCGAAGAAATCTCTGATTTTTTGGTTAAAATTAACGAAGATAAAAATCTTATTAAATCGAAACAAACACACAAGGTGATATATTTATCAACTCACCTCAAGAACTAAAAGAAATCAAAAAAACAGCATTATCAATATATTAATTTTATTGACTTCAATATGAGCTTACATTGTTTCGGCACGGCCCCATATCAAAATAAAAAATGGCGATGCGCCGACAGGCAATATACGTCAATGTGACTGCTTGTTTAAAAGCAACTCCTGAAGAAGAAGCGCAATAGAAACAAAGATCAAAACCCCACAAAAAACAATTTTTGCAAAATCATAGTTAAACACGGTTGTAAGCGTATCATTATTATATAAGTGATTATGCCTATAGGAATAAGTTGTGTAGATATCATCGCATATTTCAAGAATTCCACCGACTATCAAAACAAGCCAAAGAAATGAAAACTTCACTCGGACCTCCTTACGTTTACGTCTCCTATTGAAGATAAGTCCGCCAATAAAAAGAGGAATCATAAAAGCTATAAAGTCTTTAAATGTAAATGTTAACAACGCTTCCATTAATAAGATCCTTGTGTTTTCTTGCACCTACTCAGATTGTTAGACTTACCTACCTAATCAAGTCTCAGCTAATGCAGTTTAGCTTACCTAGGACCGTGTCGTGTATAGTTTCCTTTTAGAGCGTTGCCAAAAGCACCTTGTGGCATGGTAACCTCCTTTGTGAGTTCACCTTTTAACTGCCTGGAAAGCTGTCGATTATTCTGATTGAGTGTAGCGCTCAACTGCTCCGGAGTAATACCCTGGAGATGAAACTCCTGATTAATCGGCGCGTGTACAGTTGTTTGCCTACGGTTATCGCTGTTAACGTTCTGAACACCAGTACCAAACCCTGTACGCCCAGAGTTGCATCAAGCGGTTGGCCATTTCGAAGTGCCTCAAGCTGAGACACGCCGATCCGGTTCGTTGATGCCTGGTCGAAGACGTACTCTCCTTTGTGAACAATACCCGCTGGCTGATACTTACCACCGGGGCCTGTGTAACCGCCGGAGGCGAAGCCAACACCTGAAACAGCCTGGATATTTGAGACGATACTGGCAGTCTGCGCAGCGATTGAGGCCATAGCGATGATGTTGGCCGGATAAGGCGCGCTAACTGCACCGCTTACTATAGCCTGCTGGATTTTCACCATTGAGTCCGCGATAGCGAATGCCTTGCTCGCAGCAAAAGCGACCTTGTAGATTGCCGATTGCTCACCAAACCCCGTTCGCATGATTTCAGCGGTGCTATCAAACAAGGACTGCGTGGCCGCAGATATGATGGTGTTTTTCTGTGCCTCTATGACCTGATTTGCATCCGCTGCACGCTGACGAATAGAGGTCATTCTGGCCTCACCCTCGGCAGTTATTTCACCGGCCTTCGCATAAGCTTCCTCCTGAGCTGCCAGCCAGCGCTGGAGCTCTTGCTGAGCCTGTCCATATTCGTTGATTTGCCCCTGCATCCCCTCAAAAGTTCCTGAGAGTCGCCCTCCTGTGGGTGTCAGGTTTCCTACAACATTACGAACCGTCGAGGGCAGTTGCATATCGGTGTTTTGATAAATATCTGCCCGCGTTTTTTTCATATTCACCGGGTTTTAGTTGCCCGGTTGCTTTGGCCTTCTCCAGCAGTTCAAGACGGATTTTAAGCAGATCGTTGGTCCGCTCATCCTTCGTCTTTACCTGTTCCTGCATCTTCCGATAATCGTCCAGGGTTTTTACGGAATTTTGCAGTGCCTCCTGCTGCTTATACGCCTGGAGGATTTCATCTGAACGGGAAAGGATCGACTTCTGGTCAGCGGTGAGCTGCGTTTTAGATTTGAGGTCAGCAATCTGCTGCTCGAACTTGATCCGAGCCTGTGTCGCGCTATTAAGCTTGTCACTGGCATCCAGCTGGGACTGCATGGCAGCAGTCTGCTGGTTTATCTGATCAAGCAGCCGGGTTGCTGCGTCCTCTGTATAGGCTTTTTCTTTGTGGGTCTTAGGCTGTCCAGCTTTTTTGGCCTGCTCAAGTTCCTTTTCTCTTACAGCAATTAGCGCATTGGCCTGTTCGATTGCTTCTTTATTTCCTGAGAAAGCAATTTTTCTGGACTGTGCTCTTGCCTCCTTTAACCGAGCTTCTGCACCGGCAACCCTGTCTGCCGCCAGATACTCCTTATTAATCCAGTCAACGGAATTTTTTACCGCCTTATTACCTTCAATGGTAAGTGTGTTCATCGTGGTTTGCAGATCTAATGCCTGGCCGATAAACCTCATCGTAGGGTCAATTGCGCCACCAAGCGCTACGTTTTGCCTACCCTTATCCGCTGCTGTGTAATAATTTTTGACCTCAATAGCTGCAGCTGTCCACGAATCACCTATTTTCAGGATCTCCCGTCGATGCTTATCAATATCAGCATTCAAGGCGGTGAAATTAGCAGAGTCCTTGTATTGGGCTACCTTTGTCCTTGCCTCGTCATAACTAAAACCAACGTCGATAAGCTTATTTATTGCTTCGCTCGCACCGTCATTAGTCGTTATAAACATACTACTGACTTCATCAATCGCCTGACCAGTCTTGTCAGATATGGCAACCATATTAAGCGCCAGCCGTTCTGCAGCATCTCCGTTAGCGCCAAGAGACGTTGTGGCTATTTTTGTCGCAGCATCAATTTCCTGTCGTTCTGATAGACGCATAAGTTAGCAACCCAACTGAAGCAGCTGCTACGCTATAGGATTAACCAGACCCATGACATATGTGCCAACGCCCTTAATCGCTGGCCCAATGCCGCCAAACATATCTTTGAGCTGACCGCCCTGCTGCATAAGAACCATAAACGGTGACTGCCCGGTAGAAAGACCGACAACGATATCGGTCATCTGAGCAGGGATCATGCGCATAGCGTTGCAGTCTGAGCTGCAGATTGGCTTGTTTTACCCAATTGCGCCTGGGTTTTCTCCAGAGCATCGCGGATTCTGCAAGTTTACTGTTGAGGCGATCGTAAGCCAGGGGCGACAGCATCCCGGATGTTTTAGCTGTATCCAGCTGGCGCTGCTGCTCGTTAAGGCGACGGAATGCTTCACCTACGGGATCTATTTGGGCCTCAAGACGACGCAGTGCATTTACCTGCTCATCATGTGCTTTTACAGCCTCGCGCTCGGCTTGTGCTTCGCCAGTGACTTCCCGACGAGTCTCCTGAAGTTTTTTGCTGTATGCATCATATTGGGAAGTATTAATTGCGCCCGATTTAAAGGCAGTATTCAGTTCACTTTGTTGTTGTTCAAGATTGCGAAGAGCAGCTGCCAGAGGGTCGATTTTATCGAGCATTCTCTGGAATGCATCAGCCTGCGCCTCCTGCTGCACAGCAGCCAGTTTGCTGGCCTTCTCTGCTTCTCGTTGAGCTTGTGCAACACCACTTAGTTCCTCAGTGGTGTCATTCAGCATCTTAGACAGCGAACGAAACTCTTCCTCGTCAATTAGACCCTTATCGAAGTATTTTTTTAGCTCACTATAGCGGCGACCGACTGTATCAATTGCAGCACCAACCGGATCAATGGCTGCTCGTAATTTATTGAGAGCATCTTTTTCATCGTCAGTCGCTTTTGTCACTTTGAATATGCTGGTTACAGCCTTATCACCAGACTGAGTCATCTTATCAAGCGCAACAGTAAGGCTGTCAGCCTGCTTCTCTGCCCCGGAGCTGTCCAGGCGTATCGCTAGCCGTGATTCTTGTTCTGCCATTTACCTTATCTCCGGGCAATAAAAAACCCGCCGATAAAGCGGGTTAGGAAATACTTAAAAAAAATGATAATCAGTGAAGGCTATCTTCATCCCTCGATTGAGTTACTGCAATTTAACGCCTCCCATAACAAACCGTTTGTCATCTTTGTTATAGGCTTCAAAATTTAAGGATTTCCCTTCATTGGATTCTAACGATATTTACTTCACCATTGTCGCCACCAACGCCTTTCATTGTGAAGGTAGTTGTCTCCTGACCCGCAAAGGTGTTACTGCTGATATCGCTTTGATAGTAAGCCTTGCCGTCAATAATCATATCTACCATCCCGTTGTTATGCAGGTACAGCTTGGTATGATGCCACTTTCCCGTCCCGGTTAAATCGCCAGTGAGGAATTCACAGTTAAAGGAAACATCGCTTTTTTACATTCCGACTTATTTCCTCTTTCCCCGTAGCTATCATCTCAGCAATTGAAGGTGGGTCTTTAGGGGGGAGTAGTTTTGATATTTGAAACTTGTCATCACAGCCCAACAATGCCATTAAACCAAAGCCCGACCACCAAAGCCCTTTTCACATCCCTATCCTCATCATTAACATTTGCTCACAGATTAACAGGGATACGCGTAGGCAGCAAAACCACCTGTTTGTTTATCAGGATGTTCGTCGCTTCGTTACCAGTGTACGTTAGAGGATAAAAACTCATATTAAGGTACTGTTATGGATAAGTTTGACCGAGAACTTCAGAAGCACATACTATCTTGTTGTATTGATGCATACCCAGCTCACACCACATGGAATAGCTTTGACCCAGAAATAATACAGATTGACGATGTCAAACTCTCTGCAAACATCATTTATCTGGCTGAACATGGCTTGCTCACAATCAGAGAACAGAGAAGTGACGACCGTACTCTTTTCTTGATCATATGCGCGCGACCTGCAAAGGCGTTGATTTTATGCAAAACGATGGTGGCCTCTCTGCAATCCTCAGCGTTCAGACCATCAAGTTTCATCGTGAAGCAGTAGTCGTCCTCGAAGACCTGATCGCGATTTCGAACATTGGACGTTGAGCAGAAGGAAAAAGCCAAGTCGACTCTCGGCGAACTATCGACGGAAGCACTTAAAACTGTGGTGCAAGCTGCGACGACTGCAGGATTATCTGCACTACTTGGAAAATAAGCTTGGTCCAGAAAACAAAAACCCGCCGAATGGCGGGTTATTTAATGAAGGCATCTCTTTACCAATATCATACATGACGTTCCCTATGACCCCACACAATGCATTGTAAAACGTTGTTTTGTAAATATTGCTTGTTTGGATTTTTTTTACTTCATTCATAGAGTCACCTTCCTTTTCCGTACGTTTAGCTTTTTTCGATTTGATAAAACGACTACTCAATTTGTACGCAGAATAAACTGCTAAAGCTGTGAGCGTAGGGTCAACGGATGCCATGACTAGCGGAATCGAACACGCAGAGATGCAAAATTCTTTTCAACTATGCTTTATAGTATCGCAAAATATCGAAATATTTCATATTTGTTGGAATAAAAAAACCGGGGCTGCGCCGAAGTTTATCTCGTTTGATATGTTTCTTCTGCTCTTCAGCCCACTCAGCCCTCCAGGCGTCATCGAGGGCCAGTATTGCTGAGTCAAACTCAATGCGGTCGATCAGGATGGTGCGCGATGCCAGGTAAAGCTCAATATCGTTCAGGGATAGAGGGAGCGGCACTCCGGCCATGCCGGCATACTTCCTGCCGCGCGATATCATAGCGTAAGCGTTGAGGATCTCCCCAGTGACCGCATCGATTTCAGGCTCTGGAATGGGTGGGAGATTTAGCTTCTCCCTGCGCCACTTTGCTTTCTCGCCCTGCTCGCCGGCGAAATCCTTTAGCCACTTTTGGGCCTCTATGGCTTTTTTACGGTTTCCTGAGTCTGCTGCTCCTTACCCTGAGCAATGTTTGCCGCCTCAGCCAGTATCAGCCAGTATAGCGCCGGGTGCTGTTTCAGCATGGCGGCCCCAAGTTCTGGGGTGTAGTCGAGAACAACCTCTATGCCGTCGACTAACTGACCTACTCCCTCCCAGCCTTTCAGCAGGAACCGAGCGGCGTTATCGATCAGCAGGTCATCAACAGAGTCGATATCGTCCACGCTGGCGAGATTAAAATCCGTTGTCCCCACCTTATAACCTGCGTCCATCTTATCGATGTGGCGGCGCACCAGCGCGTTACGTGAGCGATATTGCGGATTCTCGCTGCTGGCCACCAGCAGGCGAAGTTTGAACAGCGATTCTTCTTCCGGCGAGAATTCCTTTTTGCTGCCTTCTGGCTTTTTGTAGGGATAAAACCAGCGCTCACCATTTAAATCAATTTTCGGGGTAACAATCAGCATAAAAACTCCATAAAAAAAACCCTCCAAAGAGGGCCAATGTTAATCACCACCGCCAGTAGTGGCAGGAACGCGGGTAATAGTTGGCGAAGTATTGGCCGCGGTGATATCCAGCTGAACCTGAACAATGTCAGTGCTCCCCGCATCCGGCCAGTCGCCGGAGATCTGCACTTCCGGGAAATCGAAGGTATATGCGCCTTCAGCATTCTCCAGCGTGAAGCTAAACGGCACCGTTTCGCCGGTGAACGTTTTTTTGTAAACCTCCCAGGCAGCCTTTGACCATGACAGCGTGATTTGACCTGACGGGGTAAAGGTTGTCGGAATGTTTGCGCCGGCGAATGCCGAACCGGTACCGATGCAGCGCTGGGTCTGCATATTGTTGTTGAACTGGATGTTAAAAGTGTCGACGCAGAAACCTGTCCCGCCATCAACACCATTCAGCCGGATGTTCGTGACCTCTTTGAAGGAGTAACGCAGCGCCCCCGCTAAATCCACTGGCGTGGTGAAAAAGCTGGTATCGTCCCCCTTCGTCTCCCAGTCCAGCCCTGCAAACGTAATGGTTGCAGTGATATCACCATCGGCCGGGATTTCCATCTGGAAGGTACCAACCTGGCAACCGCGGGCAATCTGGGCGATCCCCACATCACTGGCAAAGGTCGCCACGGAGAACGTAATACGACCATTACCCATCGTCAGCACGTTATTTACCCATTCGGCGCCGAAACAGCTGGCAAGAAAATCGTCATGCTGATTCCAGCGAAACCGTGTGCCGACATCGCCGCCGACATCCACTGTGCCGCGTGAAACACCCTGCGCCATACGGTCACCAGCTATTTCGTCATTGTCGTTGGTGTTCTGCGTTGGTTTCAGACCAAATGAAGAACGACGCAGCAGGTTCCACGCCCCTGCTGTTGGCGTGATTCCTGGCGTTGTCTCGCGAATAAACGCGGCTACTACTTTTGCACCTGAGCTCAC